ACGCGGACAAATTGCTAGATGTTATACACCACAGAAGGGGGGTGTCCTTGCGGAACATTGAGTGGTTTATAACGAACTACGCTAAATCAAATCAGACAAGGTATAAAACGAGAGATGGTAAAGACTTTCCTGTTCATATTCAATATAAGGCGTCACTTGATGGATACAGCAAACGCGCCTTTGATCCATTTTGCCGAACCGAGAGAATTGATTTTGCATTACCTGGGAAGGAAACAATTTCTACAACTGTTAGTCAATTGAACTTTCTCAGATGGTGTATTGTCAACGATATAATCAGTTATATTGAAGATAATAAACACATCCTTAAGAAGTAGGGAATCCTGGTAAAAAGTTAGGCCTCATAGCCGTATCTTGCTGTGTCTTTTGACACGCTGGACAATCATGTTTAAATACAGGTGGGAATGAGTGATTATGTTGCACATCTGAAACAATCTGTATAGGTTCCACAGATTTTTTCTGATGAATATGTGTCAAACAATACCCGTCCGTTTTAGATCTCCTAGAGCATCTTTTGCCGTCTTTGAGTAAACCCTGACATCTATCATCCCCTTCATTGCCAGTTGGCATATCCCGAAGGAGAATTCGTAAGGGAATTCCATGCACTGCTGATACTCTCTCAGCGTATTTTGTAAGTCTCAGGGTCATTCGTCTTTCGACTTCTCCATCAACAAGTCTTTCAAGCTCATCAAATACTGTCATGCCTTACTATTCATTAGCTCCCATTTTTTAAATATGTCTAACACGCTTGGTTGGTTTTTATCTGGAACTAACTTCTTCTTTCCTCTAACCTTCTTAACTATCAAATCACCAAATATATCATCTTTAGGATTTTCAACCAAGGGTTCAATTAAATCACATATTGGATTCAAGAATTTGTTATTGAAATAATATTGATAATCAATTGGTAAATTGTGTTCCTTTACCCAAGCAGGATCCTCTGATTTCTCATATGCTTTGGCGCGAGGGTCTCCTGTGTCAATCAATAAATATGGAATTCTGTCTCCAGATTGAGGCTCTGAACCTGGACGACGCTCTCTCATCTTGTCCCTAACTGCGACGTGTGCTAAATTGTTGTTTTTGTATTTATCACCCAATTGTTGGGATAATAAAAGTTTTTCGTTTTCAACAGAACCATCTAAAAGCTCCACTGCTCTCTGATGTGCTAAAGCCTTAGCTGGCTCTGGATCACTTGTGGACAACAAAACATCCAATAATTCTTTACATACTTCCCTAACATATGGAGTATTATCACGACGCACAACTTGAAGACCCTTAATATCAATATAATCCATTTTCATTTTTTCATCCTTGCCCTTAGTCCATAATTTAGCTGCATAACGCTTCTTTGAATACAAGAAATAAGGGCAATATACTTTTTCAAGTTCTAAATTATTAGGAGCTTTGAATAATTTAGTGCATTCACCCGCAGCTCTCTCACCCAACTCCCAACTGTATGCAATTGCATCTTCACCAGTCCTATCACCCACATCAAATTCAACCATTACAGAATCTGTGTTATGAACTACAATCTCACCTGGTCCAACATGGAAATGGTGAGACTTTGTAGTTAGGTCATACACATATTGCTCTGTTTCACCCAAATACTCAATAGACTTAATCCTCTTTGCATTTTTTTGATTGTTTCCGTATTCAATACAATACTTTCCATTTTTGAAATAAAAAATCATTGGGTGCTTAGAACGACGACACAACAAATACATCTCAGCACATTTGACTTTTGTTTCAAACTCAAAATATAGATTTTCTGAAAAGAAACCACAAATAAAATGATCCACATACTCATCTGGACCATTCAAAATCATTGAAGACACGTGGTCTATCTCACCCCGCGCGTAGTATTTACCCATTAATTCAATAGACTTGACATCCAAATCAACTGACACATTAGAATACTTGATCTTTGAACTATCTGCATGAAGTAATTCTGAACCAATATTCAATTCAGTTGGTTTAATAATAGTAGCGTGTTTATCCAAAAGACTGTGGTCTTCTGTCACATCAACAATACCTAATCCAGTTGAAACGCGATACATTTTCTTTGTGGTTTTGTGTCTAATTGCTCTTTCAATTGGTGTCCAACCTTTTTCAGTCCATACATCTAAGCCTTCTGTAGGACCATATTCCTTATCTCCATATTGTGAATACTTGGAACACAATTTTTGAATCTCAATACATGCTACAATACCATCTTTACGAACTACAATAGGGGTGTCTCCAGATACTGAATCACCATAACGAACCTTTGAACCAGGGAAGTTCTTTTCAACATAGTTCTTAGTCATATCAATCATAGAACGACCCATAAGAGTGACAGAAGAAGCAATTGGCACACATGGAAGCATTCCTCGCCCAGCTCCTGTGAAACCATAGACACTATTCATACTTACTTTATACGCGAGTTGTTTTCCGTTGTAGACCTCTTTCATATGTCCTGTAGCTGCAGCCATATCTCGCTTCGCCTGTTTTCTGAACATCTTCAACTCCTTAAGAATACTCGGAAGAAGGGAATCAACATTCTGAGCAAATTTATATGTAATGTCACCAACTTTAAAAGTCTCATACTCTACACCTGAAATATTCTCATATTTTGGATCCATAACTAATGACGAATAACATAGATTATGAGCCATCATGATACTTGGATACAGTCCCTCAAAATCCAGTGCAGTGATAGGCTTGTAGTATGCTCCTTTATGGGCTTCCAAAACTGTTGCACCCACATATGACGCTTCTGGTTCTTTTTCGTGTCGTATAACAGGAATAATAAAACCTAATTCCTTAGCCTTTTTAGCAAGTTGTGAAAATACCTTGATCTGTTGTCCCCTCTCAGAGAGGTAATCAATAGGCACCCAAGTTGCTTTAGCCATTTCTAACAAGTTTGTAAGGATACAAAGTTTCTTGTCAAGTTTGATTGGAAGAAGAGTATCTTGAATACAATATTCGGCGACTTCTCTCAACTTGATTGGATCAGCTTCAATAAAACGCGCAAACATCTCCTTTGCTGGCATATCAATCTTTTCTTCGCCATTGAGATAGAGTTTGGATACAGAGTTTAGTTTGTATGAATCAAGTTTGTATCCTTTTTTGACCTCAAAAAATAAATCAAAAATAAATCTACCTGGCATTTTGAGGAGTTTTAACACGTTGTGACCCAGGGCACTGGATGATAGATTTTTTTCTACAATCTTACTGTGATGATCTTTCAACTTACCCAAGTTGAAGAAAATACGGGGACACCCACAAACAATACCCCTAGTGTAGATATAATTCATGTCAAAACCAAATAAGTTCCAACCTGTGATTGTATCAACATCGTGTCTGAGTAAAAACTCTCTAAAACCCATCAATAACTCCTTTTCGGTGTCATAACTGATAATATGAGAACCCTCCAAGTTTGGATCAGTGTTTTTATAACACAAACAAGTCTTATTATATGGTTCTGTCTCACCATATTTAATGAGTGAAATAGCTATTTGAAATACGCTGTCCCCTTGGATGTCTGGATCTGGAAATTTACCCGTGGAACTGTTACATTCAATATCCAAGGAAGCATATATAAATGGTGCTACATCGTCTTTGTCTATGCCTTTGAGCTTTTTCCAATCAGTGCAAAACAAATCAATATCTGTGTGTGCATATCCTCCTTGTATGCATGATTCACTCGCATCTATCCAACCCGTTGATTTGATTCCAGACAAATGCATAAATCTAAGCATTGGTTCAAGGTTTGATTCATACACTCTTCTAGGTCGCAATTCATCAGGAAGTGCTCTTCGTAGAATGCTATTAACATATTTACACGATTTGAGAGATTTGAAAAAGAGTTTAATGAATGTAGATTTCTTTCCGTTTTGGAAACCCCAAACATCAGTAGCTTGGGACATAGCAAATCTCTCTAGACATCCAGGACAAATCTTCTTCAATTTGTTAAACAAAACTTGAGCTCCATTTCTGCCTTCATTTTCTTTAAGTTTAACATAGAAAAATGGTTCAAATTTTGTGGATACACACACAGACGCACCATCTTCTGTTCTACCAAAGATGCTTATAATATGAACATCGTCTTCATCTCTAGCTTCCCAGGTAAGTGCCTGAAATGTCACCATACTTACTATAAGTTGGATTGAAATTTTTAAGCGAAAATAAAATGTAAAGAATTAATAAATGTCAGCTTTAATAAGCCTCGTTTCCAAGGGAGTCCAGGATGCCTATATAACAGGGGATCCCCAAGTGTCATTTTTTAGACAAAACTATAAACGCCATACCAATTTTTCTCTCAAGCCAGAGCGCATTGATTACATCGGTTCTTTCACTGGAAATTCAGAAGTTACAATTCCAATCAAGTCCAAGGGGGATCTTTTGACTTATATCTGGATTGAAGCTGATGCCATTGGAAGCGTTGAAGAAAACAGTAACGGTTTCTTCAGCTCTAATACTACACCATCTGAATTTACTTTGATGATTGGAGGACAACAAGTTGTCACCATGGATTCTTTGTTTGTCCAAGGTGTTCATAATGTTTTGTATAACGAAACCCAGGCACAATCATCAACCGCGATCACAGCCAACAAAGTGGCTGAAAACGCCAAAGGTGGCACAGGTGCTGGTGACAGCTATGTGATTCCATTCTTTTTCACCCAGGATTGGACTAAGGCTCTTCCATTGGCTGCCCTACAGTTTCACGAAGTTGAAGTCCGAGTTAAGTGTCGTCCAGGACTTCTAGTTGGTTCTACACCAAAGGTG